TTGCTTTACGAATGCGGCCCGCCGCAGCGATATCCGAGTCAGCACGTTCCTTACGCACTTGATCTAACCCCTTCATCGATCCCCCAAGCGTTCCAGGAGATGCGTTCTGAGCCAATTGCTTCATACGTTTATCAGTTGGGCGTGAAGTTTCACCTTTAGGCATGTTATCCTCCTATTGGACTACTGCATAACCCTGCACAAGTGCTTGACCACCAAGCAATGTACCTGAGAATTTCTGTAACAACGCAGCTGCCCTAGCGTCCGATGTATCTTCCTCATCTCTAAGTTGGGCGAACCCAACGATGAAATACAACAGAGCGGACTTATAAAATTCAGGGAACACTACTGCCGCTCCCATATTATCCAACGGATAAAATGGAACCGCAAAACTCGGTAGAAAAAAGTCGGGGCGAAGGCGTCTTGCATCGGACAGCGCTATATTGAGCGCTGTAACCAACTGGTCCGTCTCATAGCGATATGGACTAATGCGATCCTGCAGGAGAACTCGGGCAGCATCTACAAAGTCAGTTACTGTTTCCAATACGGCCATTGACACCCCGACAAGGTGTCCCGCACGCGCTTGGGAGGCTTTCCACGTGCGGGATTGTTACTCTGAAAAGTAACTTTATGCTGGGATAACAATAGCTTCCGCGATAGCTATTGGGTCCAGAACCTTGTAGCCGTACACTTGCAGACCACGCTGGATCGTTCCAAACGTAAACTCGGAACGAAGCACTTCCATGTTCGTCATCTGCGAAGCAAAGGTAAGCCCATGCGCATGACCGGCATAGATCACCTGCTCACCAGCCGCCAAAGCCGGCGGACCAGTAATCACACCCTTCGGAAGAAGGTTACTGATATACAGAGTAAACCGATCAATCATGCCGAGGCGACCGTTACGCAGCATAGAAACGGCGTCACCAGACAGGTAAGCCTGCCGAAGTTCCGACCGTTTAATTTGCGTAGCAGCCCATGCAGGCATAACAATCCATCTACCCGTCTCAGGAATGTTCTGCTCGTCAAGCACTTGCCCTAGACGCAGGATCAGAGTGAGGATATCAATCTGTCCAGTAGTAGGTGCGGTAGGAACTACAGTGACTGGCGTTCCAGTAACACCGAGATTGAGGTTTGCTGAAATCTTACCTGCAGTAGCGCCACGGTTCTCAACCGCTTTAGCTTGACCAAGCATACCAAGCAATACATCGGTATCGATGGTAATCTTCATCTGCTGGGCAGCATCATCGGCCCAAATCGAGAGAACGTTAAGATCGGATTGAATCCGCATCACGTCGTCAAGGATGGTGTTAAAATACTTGCCCTTATCAATGAGCAAGTCCACCATGCTACCTTCAGGACGTTGAACCTGAAGGTTACCATCTGCACGGTAGTCGCGGATGATGATCGTCGGCTTAGTGCGGATATGCACTTTATCGCCGTACGATTTAATTTCCCCTTCGTAGTCGGTATTACTAATAGCTGCGAGAACGGTAGAATTATAAAATTTCTCGATCAGCTTCCCCGACCAAATTTCAGGGATGTAACCGTTAGCGCCTAGAGCGTTAGAAGTTGAACCAGTTGGGAATATAGGCGGAGTAGTGCCCGCACCCGCGATAGGAAATACACCGGGGACTGCCATTTTCGTATCACTTTCGCGAAAGTCTTGATCACGAAAAAGTGATAATCACTTTTTCGTGATCTAATGTTACGTGATACGACCTTCCCGCTGAGCCTCAAAGATCATGTTCTCAAGACGATCTCTCTCAGCATCGTTGCCAGCAAATTTGCCAGCAGCAACCTGAGCGTAAAAAGCAGCGATCTGGTCGCGACGGATAGTAGGCTTCTCAGCAGGAGCACCACTGCTAGCTGCTGTCCTGGCTCTACCGGGCGCGGCGAGACGTTCCAAGGGAACCTTTGGTGGGGGAGGGTTGGCTCCGTTACTTTGCGGAGTAACTCCTGCGCCACTGGTTGCGTTGGAACCTCGCGGGGCCACGGTAGCCTCATCGGCTAGGAAGCCTCTGAAAAAAGCAAGAACACGCCCGGAATCATTCCGATCATATGCTTGCTTGAGAAGATCATGCCTTACAGTACCGGAGTAAGGGTCCGTCTGCGCTAGCCAACCAAGAAATTCTTCGTTTTGGTTCAAATCACGCCAATTATTAAGGTTATCGTCCATATACCGTTCAAGATTAACCTTTGAATTTACATTAACAGTGCTTCCAACCTGCCCAAGCTGACGTTTTAGCTGTTCATTCTCTTGTTCTAACTTATGAATAGTCGGCATAAGCACTTGTTTTGCTTTTTTCTCAATTACTGTAAGAAATTCCTCACCGTAATCAGCAACTTCTTGCGGTGTAATACTAAAATCGTCACTTTGCGGGGGTAGTGTAGCCCCATTTTGCGCTGCTGGATTGGAACGAGGAGTAATATTGCTTAAAACTTGCTCCATACTCGACAAACGACCAGCAAGTTGAGCATTTTCGTTCGCTGTTCTGTCGTATCTACCCTTAAGAGCCCTAAATTTCCGCTCCCAATCCTCTTGAACTTGCTCAGCGGTTAACTGGGAGGCAGAATTACTGGGTTCTGTTGGGCTTTCGCCTGCGCCGCTTCGCTGTCCGCCGTCATTTTGAGGAGCATCCTGCCCAGGAACAGAAGTTGAATCGGCATGTTGTGGTTCTGGAGCAAGGGTAATTGTTCCTCCGTCTGCTCCATTTGCACCATTTCTTGCAAGTTCTGCTGATTTTCCATCTTTATTATCAGCATTTTGCGCCCCATAAGCAGTTTCGTGCGCTGCTTTAGCAGCATCAATGCTTGCTTTTACACCTGCAGGGATGGTTACCGCTGGATCAATACGATCAACAGGGATTTTCTCGTCAGCCATTGTTATTTTTTACTCCCCATTTTATCTTGTTGTTCTTTACATGTTGCACAAGTGCGATATAAAAATGCGTAAGCCTGTGCTCTACCTTGGTTTACTTGTAAGTATGTTTGCTCAGAACCTACAAGCTGCTCTGCTGCTTCTTTCGCCCTACGTTGAAGTGCTTTTACAAACGCTTCCCACTCTGTAGGTGCTGCACGAGAGAGGTTTGCAGCACTTAAAATTATGTCAGCTTCAGAGTTAAGTTCCATTTTACCTATACTGCTATCACATGTTCCATCTGGTTTTTGTAATCCGTATGGGCGTCCACCCGACCATTTAAATATTTCGTTCATTCTCCACTTGGACGACGATAATGTTTACCTAAACCTCGTGTAACTTCTTCCTGAATTTGTGTTCCAACTATTTTGTTGCTATCATAGAGCGTTTTATTAATTCTTTTAGCAAGTTTAACTTGTTCCCTAGCTTGCATAACTCCAGAAGGCGGACTGGTAAGTACAGGCATAGTAGTTCGATCTACTCCTTGATCAACTACTACGTTAGTACTTTTGCGTTTACCGCGTTGCATTGTTTCACCTAAAGCGGTTTTGCTGGATGGACTTTATTCCCCGGAAGCATGTGATTGCTATGCCCACCTTCAGCGAATTTACCACTGTGTGAGCCAGTGTTCACGATCTTATCAGAGTGTGCAGGCATTGCGTCAGATTTAGGAGTGGGGTGGTCACCACCGTGAGCCCACCCTTTAGGGCTGCTGTAGCTAACACATTTTCCCTTGGTGAGCGAGGGGCTTGCATCGAATTTCATAACGCGCTGCTCCTTACTTGAGGTTACTTTTCTAAGTAACTAGGGCTAGATGCAGCAAATAAGCGTTGCGCGATTTATCTGAGCCGATCAACCCCGTTATGCTCACTCACTACATCTAGCTGTTGTCCACCCTACCACACACAACCCCTAGTGTCTACACACTACAAGTTGTATTTTTAAGCCCCTTCAACCAGCCATACGAATAACTACTCGTATTACTGTATACCAAATTATCATTGATAAAGCAGCCATTATGATCCATGCCCCTATTTTAATAGGATCAATTTTCAACCAATAGCCCCCCGCACAGGCGGGCGTGGTGCTTGCTGTTGTAAA